GCATAGTTGTCTGCAAGACACCTAAAAATGGGATTGATATCGCTTTCCCAGACACGCTTGCCCGAGTGGGTCTTTAACTCTTTGTGAAACTCTTTATTGTTGCGGGTACTAAATCTACCTACTGGTGTTCCGTATACGGTTGTAAACTTACCACGCGGATCGTCATAGTAAAATACGTAGTTGGCCGGATACTCTTTGTATTCTCGTTTTCCCTTGACTCGTTCAACAATATGAATCTTATCGTTAGAGCGGTCGTATAATGCATCTATATAACTCATAATTCTCCCATGCCACTTGTAGCTGGCAAATGCTATTATTCATGCCGTTTAAAGGCCGGCGAGCCCAGTGTATTTACGCTAGCAACATGCGAGTCAACCCAACCATATCAATGGTAACCAATAGCAAATAGTTTGCAATCATACCAAAAGATTTTCTTGAGTAAGCAGCCCATGCATACATAGCACACCCGGTGATCCAAACAGGGTACATATACAACAATGGTGGGTTAGGTACTGTTAGTGCCATAGTAATACTACAGCCAATACTAATTGCCCAAGCAAAGAGTTCTACACAAAACCTGAGCGGATATGTGCGATAATCCTCTTTGATCCAAGTGAAGATTCCAGTTAAGATATCATTCACAGCGTTTTGCCAACAGTTTCAAGAATAGTGTTGAGCTGTTCGTGATCTTTATTAGTTTCGCCCAAATTGGCCTTGTGCGCAATCTTAATTGCCTTTTTAAGGATTGCTGGTTTGACTTCTAGTTCTTCGGCAATGGCTTTAACAGTATCATTCAAGCCTGCATTCAAGTCATCGATCTCATGCAAAGTACGCATGCCCTCGTTGATAATTTGTGTAAGCTTGAGCTTTTGCTCGCCGTTGAAAGTTTTAACATCGTTCATTGAAATACTCCAAGTAAAATTGTATTATAGATGTAATGTAATAAGAAAGCAATAGCAGTATTGCCAATTACAAGGGTGGGGTTGCCGGTTACTTAATCCGGCGCCAAGTTTATTATGGTCTGGCAGTGTAATTACACCGGCAATTTACGTTTGCTAGACGGACGCCTGCCCGGTGGGCTAACCGTTACGACAACGGCCCTAAGGTGGGATTCTTTTACTTGCCTGTATTAGGCTTTCTTTGATCTAATGCTCGCATTCTACGAGCCAAGTCTGCGATGTCAACTGGGTGGCGCTTTTGCTGTTCTTTTGCTTTGGCACCGACTCGTTGCACCATAGCATCAAAATCTTCCGGTTCATAACGTCCGGCAATCTTTTCATCGTCGGCTTCCTTTACAGCTTGTTCTACTGCTCGGGTGCCTAGAACTGTTGCATTCTTTTTATCGGCCCATGTGTGTGCAGCTTCTGCACTAGGGAAAATCTTGCGCCACATTACACGTTGGTCGCGATTGTTGTAAGCATAACCGTATGCTTCAACCTTGCCACTAGTTGCCTTTGCTACATCTTGCTCGTTCATTGCTTGCCAATCGTCGTGGCTGATGTAGAAGTCACTATCAGGATCGTAATATTTGCCTTCTCGCTTGTCATAGTAAACTACTTTTCCGTTCTTAGCATGGAACGGGCCTTCTAGTCCCGAGCGCTCGGTGTACCGTTCACGATCAATTCCGGGCACTACACGGTATCCCTCAGTTACATCTTCCGAAACATCAATCCAACCGAGCCCCGGATAGCGTACAGTTCTAGAGGAATTGATAAAGGTACCATTTTCAGTCTGCCACATTGTGTATCCACCAGATTTAGCAATAGCACTTGCTCGTTCTTTTGATACATCATTGGCAATAATTTTTCGATTTTTAGTGTCTAAAACATACCAGCCATTTTGATCAGAATTTTCTGCGATACTTTTCTTTGGGCCACGTAGGCTTTGGTCTAGTTCAAATATGTTCATAATTATACCGAGGTTTTAGCTTTTTGTAGCAATTGATCATATTGCGTTTTGAGACCAGCATTGGCCTTAATTTTGTCTAGAGCATCTTGTTCATTGGGATCAACATCTTGTTGCCCGGGTTTCGCAGTAGGAGTAGCTGTTGTAGTTGGCGAACTTGTTGGTGCTGTATTAGCCCCCTGGCTTGTTTGTGCAGAGCCTGGTGGTTTTGTTGCAATAGCCATTTGTTTGGCTTGTGCTGCGGCCCCAATTGCACTACCGTCTGCACCAAACTCGTTTACTTGCTGTTCGTTTTTCATACCCACGATTTGGTCGTATGCATCCATCCCCAATGTATTTCCGCTAGAGGCTAGTTTGATCATGCGCTCGGTTGCACTGTGTAAATCCATATCGGACTTGGCATCTTCACGAGCATATTCCATCATACGGATAAACAACGGAATGTCTAGGGTAACAGTATCTGTTGGGTTCGAGCCTTCTGCTACACCTTGCTTGCCAGTAAGGGAGTTATGAATCGCACGAATATTATCTTCACTGCTCTTAATCAAATGACCATACCCAGGTGTTGTTTCTGGTACACTTGGGTGCTTTGCAAATATGCCACCTGGTAACTGTGTGAACAAGGTACCTTTTGGAAAATTCTACGATTTGCCTCTGTGATGCATAGATCCTGATTGCAACGTAACATCAGAGTTAGATGCTTGCGGCTTGTTAGAAAGTTTTCTAGAAGAAACGGTATGGCCAGCTTTAGTTCCGCTGGTTTGATGATATCCAATGTCATCACCTTCCGCCACACCTTGCTTTTTAAGTTCGCCGCCAGGCTTACCTGTTTTAGAATAAGCACCTGTCAGTGCAGTTTCTTTTCGATCTTGTCCTGGCTTCTTGTCATCAAAATCTTTCTTGTATGCTTTTGACAATGCAATACCCGGAGTCTTTTCTTTAGAGCCTTCCGCCACACCTTGTTCATTCATGTTACCCAACATCTGTTCAACATGACGAATCCAGCCACTTACATCGCTACTGCCAATTTCGTCTACATCGCCAACAAAGTCGGCAACTTCATCCACAGCCGCACCAACTGTTTCTGGACCGTATTTGCTTAAAAGGTCTGTGCGCTGTAATAAAATTCTGCGTGTGATGGCACTTGCAACTGGGCTATCACCAAAGTCCTCGTCTAAGTTATCACGGAATTCGCCAGCATCGTACATGCGGGCTTCTTCTTCATCGCTACCAGCATATTCGTTAAAACTTACATCGCTTACATGGAAACTGCGTTTACCGTGATTGTAAAGATCCACGATAACAAAACTGTGATCTTGGTTAAATGCAGCAACATCGCCAGTGGCTCCCTTGAACTGTACATCACCAGTAATCTCTACTGGATCACCAATGTTAATATCGGTCCCATGCCCCTCAGTAATACTTTCACCTAGACCGTATTGGTGTTGGGCATATTCCATGGCTTCGTCTTCATCGTAGAATGGGCCTTTGACGTCTGCATGACGACCGTAGTCATTACGAATGTAAGACATAATTTCGTCTGCGCTTAGGTAACTCATGTAACTCTTGCCGCCCCAGCTATAGGGAGCGTTACCGGCAACATTAGACTCTCTCCACTTACCACCGTCTTTGGTCACCATACCAACAAAGCCGCCGTCTTCTTCGCTGCCGATACAAACAAAGAAGCCATTTGCCGAGTCTTCGTCGTAGTCGTCTTCGTCATCATAGTCTGCTTCGTCTAACTCTGTTTTGTCTTTTTTCTTTACTGCGTCTTTGGCTTGTACGTCCTTGAAGTCTTGATACTTTTTGCTTAGTGTATCTTCTAAAGTAGTATCTTCGCCAACTAAACGATCTTTAAAAGGATGGTCTTTGCCACCAGTTTTAGCAACATCAGTACCACGTACTTGATCGCCCGGCTTTTGTGCTGGTTCGCCTGCAAACTTAGGGGACGAGCCCTCTAGCAGTTTTACTAATTTAATCATATCCTGGTTGTTGCTCATTTCATTGTCCTTTTGACGATCTTCTTTTTCTTAAATAAATTCTGTGCAGGCGCTGTGGCAATAACAGAACTAGTAGTGGCTCCTGCACTAGCACCGCCGTCGTCTTCTCCTAAGCCCATTGGAGAATTACCGGACATTAGTTCGTATTCTAAGTATTCTTTAACGGTACGACAGTAGTCGTTAGCAATGGAGATTTTCTCCGAGACCCATCCGTCTAGGCCTTTGCTTTCGCTTATTTGCTGTAGCAGTTTATGCAGCGCAATTGCATTATTAGCAATGTGATAGCACTCTTCGCGGGCCATTTGTACTTCGTGATCTTGATGCATATTGTGTGCATCGAGTACGATATTGGCGCTTTCTTTAATAAAGTCTGTGGTTTTCATGCATGATCCAAGTATAATGTATTTATACTGGATCAGCTCACTAGTTTGTTCTGCATGATTTGGAGTACTGTTGGGTCGTATACCCCAAACAAGTCTTCGATAATGGACTGCTGTGTTTGGAAATCCGCGTTAGCAAATTGCTTACGAACTTCGGTTGCACTTTGCATGGGTTTCCCAAGTACTTTAAATGGGACCGTGGGAACCGTCAAAATGTACGCATGGCGGTCTAGTGTTAGCATTTGCCTAGCATTTGGGGGAATAGGCTGGAAGTAAGCAGGGCTACCGTCCTTTTTAGTCCAACTAGAAAACCGAGCATCTTCGTCCATGTCTTTTTGACTAACTGCAAAGATTAATTTAGTGCTGTTTGCCGGATACTTACTGACCAATTCGGGGGCCTTATAAGGCTGTGTGGTCTCGACGATGCAATCTGGACTAACATCGGCTAACGCCATAAACTGCATTTTGTCTGCAAAGCTAAATGGACTCTTTGGTAGTTCCGTTTTATTGGAAGTAGCAATAAAAACACGATCGTGTCCGTACTTTTTCACTAACTTACTGTAAACGGATTTGTGCCCTTTATGAAAGGGCTGAAAACGTCCTGGATAAACTACCAGGACGTCTTGTGCAGTATTAGAAGATCTAGATGAGCGCATATGATACAGACTAGCTGTATTATATTATACACTCTGATCGGGAACAAGTGTTGCTTTACTGAAGTCTGGCATTTGGCTCAAATCGCCCAAATATTCGTAATGTCCAACGTGGTTCAATAGTGCTTTACTATGGGCCCAAATTTCTCCGCCCAATTCTTGCCAACGCCTACAAAATAGCCAATCCTCGCTGAGATAGTGCCCTTTAGCATCAATTGCGCAATCAAAGATGGCATACATCATTGGCTCATATTGCTTACCTAATCCTACATCATCAACGTACTTGGTTTCGGGATGTGCTGCCATTAACTTTTCGTAGACTCCGCGCTTAAAAAGTAAAAAGCCAGTGCCCATAGTGTCTACTGTAAAGATATCGCCTTGTATTTTAGTTTGCGGCAACAAGTTAATAACATAGTTGCTAGGAATACTCTTCTTAGGATAAAGTCCGCCAATGACTTCTTTCTCGTAAGCAATCATTTGAAAAATGCTTTCGGGTTGGAACCTAATATCGGCATCAATGAACATAAAGTGTGTGGCTTTTTCATTGGTCATCATTTTAGCCATTAAGTTGTTCCTGCCTCGAGTGATTAAAGATTCGTTAACCATAGTATCGAGGCTCCAGTTTAACCCTAACTTTGATGCCATGAGTACAAATCTCAACAAACTAGTCATTGTAGGTTCGCTTACCATGCCACCATAGCAAGGAATGCCCAAATGTACATGAACTTTGGTAAAGTCGTATGGTACCCCTTGAGGTTGGGCAGTGGCAACTGTTTGTGAAGTTTGCTGCTGTTTCATCAGCTCTTGAATTTTTTGTACTACATTAGTGGCAGATTCGCCTTGTAGATTTGGGACTACATTTGCCCCAGTGTCGGTTGAACTCATTTGTGTCTTTCTTGATTACGCTTTACTAATTTCGACAACTACATCGTTGCCTAATAATTCTTGTGCTACATCCTCTAGCGCCGATAATGCAGTCAAACTAACAATGTCGCTATCGGTTACTGTGCCATTGGGGTCTGTCTTGTGTAATTTGCTTACAGTAATAACAATTACTTCTTCTTGAATACGTGCCATTGTGGCCTCCTTATTGTTATTCTATTTAATCAGGATACCACTACCTTGTGAATATTTGTCACAAAATTTGGTTCTATGATATTCAGCATATTTGCAATATCGGGATCATTTGTATAAAACCAAATTCCGTAAATATAAGGGTATGGGTTAACCATTAACGATTGCGCTACTGTGTCACTAATTTTAACTTGGTCCCCTAAGTTTATCAAATATGCTGCAATACTGCTTTTATTGTTGCACACACCTTCTTTGCACATAACTTTAAACTTGTATCCGGGATCCTTT